AGTCGCGGGCAATAACAATCTCCTCAAAAACGGTTCCAGCATCATAGAGAGTGACTTTGCACTTCATGGCGGTTTCCTTTGATTACTTAAGTATTATAGCAGAAAGGGGGGTCTTTGAACCCCCCTTGTGACAGTTGATCAATTGTCAGTCTTTATGAACAACTGGATTCTTTGCAACGTCAATGAATGAAGGTCGAAGAATAGGATCTTCTTTCTTGATAAAGTTTGCAAAGGTCTTTCCATCAACAACAGGAATAGCAGTTGCATAAGTTTTGTTATAATCAAGTTCTTGCTCTTCACAATAATCATTGTAAAGACTTACGAAACGGCAAACAAACAAAGTATATCCTTTGATTACTCGATTACCTTGAGTAATGTCTGCCTGTGTCAAACACTTTTTAACAGGAACAGATGCAATAGCTGATTTAGAAGCACCAGACTTTTCAAGAATCTTTCTAGTAGCAAGTGCTTCCTTTTCTCTATCAGCGAAATAATGACGCATCATATCGCGGAAAGAGTTAATTCCTCCATTTTTTTCATCCACTTCAGCGATGTGAGCAGAAAAAACAGATAGGAAAGATGATCCTCCTCTCACAAAATTACCATAGACTTCTTTGTCACAGTTATCTGCGGAGAACACATTGACGTGCGTCTCAAGAAAGCGTTTGACAAAATCCTCGCCAGCTTCATTTCGTGCTTTATCAATGTAAGAATGTGAAGTGCAGTTGAAAACAGCACCCTCAAGTGTTCCAGCAACTCCAATATTAAATGGTTTTAGAAAATCGAAGATTTCAAGAGCCCAAGGTTGCTTAGAGAAGTATGCGGACTTAAACTTTTCATCCGTGCTTTGATTGGAACGGAAGTTACAGTCTGCATTGTGATTCTCTGCTTCTACGCGCTTCATTTCTACAAGAGAAATTCCAGATTTATGGAAATTGAGAAGAAATGAAATTCGCTCTGACTCATTTTGAGTCACACCATAAAGCATAGAGATGCGATTGTTACCTTGAGTGGCAACTACCACACCACCAGGACGAAGAAATCCGACAAGAGTTCCTGCTGCTCGATGAGAAAAACCTCCCATTCTATTAAGATCTCTCTCCTGATTACCATATCGCAGATTATCTCCACGATTGTACTCAGGATCAGTCATAATGTCTCCAATTCTGGCAGAGACGTGGACAGAATCAATGCCCTCATACTCTCCTCTGGAGTGTGCTTCTATTACATCTTCCAATAATGGCAGTCCTTGAGGTGCTTTATCCAGAACTGGCAATTGTTGGAGAAGTACTTTAACGACTTCAGGAACTTTGTTACGAAAAAGTTCGCAAAGATTTAGTAACGTTTGTACCATTGTTTTACCTTCCTTTGGTTTCGGTAAGTTGTGTAAGATCAACCGTTATGGAGTTAGGTTGACTCGGACGAATCCGATGTGGTTATTATACAGACTTGTCTGTGATCTTGTCAAGAGCCAGTCTGTCTCCAAGAACGCGAACCGCCAGGTTCAGAGAAACCTGCTGTGGACGCTGCTTCCAACCATACCACGGTGTTTTCTTTCCGTCAACATATGGCGGTTCTTGACCAACAGAGGTATATTGTTCAGCAGTTATGTCATAGATAGTGTCCCCATCTTGCAACCACCAGTGTTTTTCACCACGATAATCAGTTGCACTCATCGGAACCAGTGCATCTGTGTCCATTAAGTAGTACAGTGCTTGAGAAGAATGGTAGCAATGACCATAAAAATGATTTTTCTGCAAATCCTGTGGGTACATCAAGGACTTCCGTCCCTTCAGCAGATCTGGAGACAGGTTTTTCCTAATTGACTCCATAACAGCAAAAATTTCAGACATCGGATATGGTTCAAAGACCAATGTCCGAGTCTGAAATATTACTTTATCTCTATATCTGTGTCTCTCAACCGTTTTCATTGACGATGAATTGCTTCTCATATTCTAGCAGACCTTTGTGATATTTAATAGTCTCATCAGTGGGTTGTGCAGAATCCCAACGTACCTTACCATCAGGTCTCTTAAACAAATTAATACCAAGATGCTGGTATTTTTTATCAGTAGGAACAAAGACTTTGTAAGATTCTCCTTGCTTGTTACTGGTAAGTTGTGACAGTTTACGATTCTCAGACTTCAGAACTTTAATTTTAGTACAAGCAGACTGAAACAGATTGCGAAACTCATCATAATCTTCCAGATAAATGTGAGCATTGTCCATCACATAACGACCGACAAATTGAGGACTCCAGCAGTGATCATCTGTTCGATCTGTTGATACTGCCTTAGATGCTTCCTCACTAATCAGTCCAGTATCACCATACTGACAACTGAAGATTCCTTCATAATAGAATCGAGTGACAACACGAACAATGTCTTCATCAGTAGGATCCCACAGTTCTAGATTAGATTTTAGTGCATTGAATGTAGCTTGGCAGTAGATTTCGAGTTTGCGAAGTTTTTTGTTGTTCATGATTCAACGACGGATGACAGAAACGGCAGGGAGACCCTGATTGAAAACGGTGTCAACGACCGCCTGAACGCTCTTGGCGGTGCTGATACCCACTTTATCATAGACAGGCACACAGACCAGTCCAAAGGTCTTCTGAGCGCCTCCCAGACGGATGACACGCCCGATGGACTGAGAGATTCCAATGTAGTCCATATTACGCATAAACAGGACTGCTTCCAGACCGCTGACGTTGATGCCCTCGGACAGGATGCTGTGGTGAAGAACAACAAACTTCTTGTTAGAATCCTTGCCCCAAGCATTCAGAGTGTCAAAGAATACCTCACGGTTGACCTTCTGACCATCAATAATAGCACCAGTCTTGGAAGTAATATACATCACCGAATAACCACGCTCGGACAACTCTTTGCGGAAGTCAGATTCTGCCAGAAGTTTGACAATCTGCTTGGTAGAACGAGCACAAATGAGAATCTTATCCAGAGCATTCTCATCAATAGTATCCAGCAGATTCTGACTATCACGGTCAGCAATCATCTGCTTGTCCTGTACCATATCCAGTTGCTTCACAACAACCTTAGGAGGAAGGATATAACCTTCTTCTACCAACTTAGGAGCAGGGACGTTACAGATTACCTGACCATAGACCTCAGGGTCATTCATCCCAGGTTTGGAAACAGTAAGAGAATGCTTAGGAGTAGCAGTGAAGAAATAGCAGCGGTCAGCAGTAGCAGAGAAGTGCTCCGTAGCAGGGAAGAAGTTACGTTGGACCGAATTGTGCGCTTCATCAAAGTAAATGGTATTGACCTCAACATCTGCCTGTTGCAGACGATGCAGAGAATGATAGGTGGTAAAGATAATTACATTCTCACCAGCAGTCCGTGCAGTGTTGACGAACAGGTTAATCTTACTAGGGTTAGTAGTAGAAAAGTGATGAGTCTCACCACTGTGAACGTGAAGAATATGAGTGTTAGTAGTGTCAATGTGCTCCAGAAACTCAGAGCACAGTTGCTCAGCAAGAAGAATACGAGGAGCAACAACAACGGTAGTCATACCATTGTCGATATACTGACAATTGACAATCAAATCGTGGAACATAACAGGAGTCTTACCACCCCCAGTGGGGATGACAATCTGACCCTTGTCAAATGCCAGCATAGAATCCAGAGCGTCTTGCTGGTGGGGTCGGAGTTGCATCACAGTCCTCATCGCGTATAGGACTATTATAGCACGATGGGGCCCCTACCGATGGGCTCTGTGACAGTTCCCTAACTGGTTCCGGTAAGATCTTAGAGTCTCATCTTCAACCGGGACAAAGGTAGTCTACAGGGATTTTATGAGTCTGTCAAGCGAACCCATTCAGAACCATTCCATTCCCATTGTTTGTAATTCCATTCATATCTGTGCCCTATCTCTTGAGGTTCTGGGAATATAGGTTCTGTAGGAATATCTTTAGGAACTTCTTTATCAAGATTTTTCAATATATGTTCATATTCTTCACCCATCCAATCTCTATCAGATTCTTTCCATTTGTTTAGAGGACACGAATCTAAAGCAAATCTAACTTTAGCACCAACATGACATCCACATTCTTTGCATCTGTGTTGTAGATCATCATATCTTGGACATTTTTTACAAATCTCAATTCTTTCTCGTTGTACTTCTTCAGAAACTATTAAAGATGCACCACCATTTGCAAGTGCTCTCTTTACAATTTCAAATGCAAATTTACCTAGATTTTTTCCTTGTTCTGGAATAGATGGATACTCGTTTTCCATAATAACTAATCAACTATTTTATGTATAACAATTACTTGCTTCCAATATATGCGGAATCTACTCCTTCTATGTCAATTTCATATCCAGTTCCCACAACTGCTGCACCAGGAAGTCCTGGTTCACCACCAGTAGTTGGACCATCGGTTTCGCCAAAGTCTGGAGCAGTTGTAACATTTCCATCAGTACCCCTTTTACCATTAGATCCTGGACTTCCAGCAGTTCCACTTGTTCCCGACTGTCCCCAGTTACCACCATTTCCAGCAGTTCCACTGTTTCCACCAGTTCCTGCATTAGTTCCTCCAGCTGCTCCTGGATTAGTTGCAGGGTTGGAATTTGTTTTATTCTGACCATATCCTTGACCCAATCCTCCAGTAGTTGCTGCACCACCAGCACCTCCAGTAGTTGCAACATAATATGAGTAAGATTCATTTTTATAGCAACAATTACATTCACCATACCCTGATGCTTCGATAGTCCAACAAGGGCATCCGCAACCACCCTGACCTGGTATTAAATAACATCCTACTGAACAATATGCACCAGAACCAAAAGATATAGAACAAGCATTTTGACATAATTGAAAATATTGTCCACTACTATATCTAACTCCAGAATTTCCTTTAAAGACATTATTAGATCCACTTACTAGATACTGTCCATTTCCACCCTTACCACCTTTTCCACCACCTGCTCCTCCACCACCTCCAGCATAAACCTGGGCAGATCCAATGGTTTTTATATAAACCTTTCCAGTTGATGATGTGTTATTAATAGAAATAGCATTTCCACCATTTCCTCCGTTAGAAGATCCACCTTTTCCTAAAATATTTCCACTAATTTGTAAGAAAAGATTTGCTGCTGCTGCATTAACGATTGCTGCGGCAGATGAATTTGTAGATCCACATGTTCCTGCAAGATTTACTACTTTTCTTATTGATTTTTCAAGATTTCCATTCCATAAACTAGAATTAGAAATATCCAGATTTAAATCAGTATCTCCAGATCCTTGATCTACTTGATATGATTTGATAGTATTTCTAAACTGTGATAAACTAAGATTAGATGAATCTGATATAGATTCATTTTCTACAGCATCAGGAACTATTGGATCATCATTAGTTAAATCAGTGTTTCTTAATAATTCCGATGCACTAATCGTTCCAGACGCAAGTTCCTTAAAGTTAGTTCTTAACTCACTAAAAGATATTGATCCAGAAGCAAAAAATGGTGTTGCTGGAACCGTAGAAACTGTAAGTGCCATATTAACTTAAAAGAAGAGAAGTTGAACCTATACCATTTACTGTAAATACTATTCTGTCTGGACCAGATTGATAATCAATTTGGATTGGTGATCCTGATATGTTACTCAAAAATCCAGCAGATGCTCTAACAATATTTCCAGTTATTGTTCCAGTAGCATCAATGGTATCATCAGAATTTATAGCGTCAGCAGTCAATCCATTATCAACTCTAAGAGCATAAGATGCACTCGTAATATCTGTACCAATAGCAACAGTATTTCCCAATGAAACAGTAGATGCTGTATCAAAATTAACCGTTTGCGTTACTTCTAACGACGATAAAGTAGTAACTCCACTGATAGTATTAAGATTAACTGAGTTAATTACTGGTGGATAATCAATATCACCGTAAATAATTCCACCAACAGTTAAGTCGTTCTGAATATATGCTGCACCATCGACTGTTGCTCCACCACCAACGTGTAATTTTTGGGATGGACTTGTCTCATTAATTCCAAGATTTCCATCATAAGTGAGAGTCATTCTCTCTGCATTTACATCACCATCAATCCACTTAAAACTTCCTGTACTTGGATTTGTTGAAGATCCCAAAATATTTCTGATATCACCAATATCATAGTTGATGATATCAAAATCATTACTGCTATTACCAAATCTTAAAAGGGCTGAACTATTTCCAACACCGACAGAATTTCCAATACTAATTCTTGCCTCTCCACTATCAGAAACAACCTCTACAAGAGAACCAGATGCTTTTCTGACCTGAATTTCTGATGTTGGAAGTGCTGTACCGATACCAAGTCTTCCAGTTGATAATGCTGTTAGTGCAGTGCCATCAGACCCTACATTCAACTCTGTGGTTGCAGTAATAACACCAGAAGATACATTAGATGCCGATATATCGGATGCTGATATATCAGTAACAGTAATACTGGGACTTCCAGTTAACGATGATGCCGTTGTTGCTGTTCCAGTTAAATTACCAGTAAATGCTGCATTTACATTAGTAACTGATATTGTTGCAGGAAGTCTAGAATTATTAACAGTACCAGATGTTAAATCTGTAGCGTTTAGATTACCATCAAAACTTGATGCGGTTATAATTCCAGACGAAGCGTTAATATCTCCACTCGTCAAAATTAAATCACCTTCAGTAACTGTAAGGTTATCCTTTATTGATACATCACCATAAACATTAAAATTGGAATCAGATACACCAGGGCTTGTTGTTGTATTGATACCAAGTTTTGATGTGGTGTGAAATCCTACGCCAGCATTATCAGTAATAAATGTTGTGCGAGCATATCCAATTAAATTATCAACTATTTCAGAACTTCCTACCTTAAATTGTCCTACGGTAAGAATACCAGAAACATCGGCACTTGTTGCACTCAGAACTCCTACGGTTCCAATACCTGCATATAATTCGCCAGTGGTTACCAATCCAGTAACTCTAGTATCTCCATGAACATTTAACAAATAACCTTGTGGGATGGAAGTTCCAATTCCCACAAGACCATTTGCATTTACTACAAAGTTGTCATTATCAACCTGAAGACCAGTTCTGAAATTAAATGACTTACGAATATTTGCCATTATAGTCTTTTTAGTTATTTATCAGATAGTTTTTGCTCCAATGCTTCCACCTTATCTGAAAGGTCTTTAATTGCCTCTACAAGAAGTGGAACGACCTTATGATAGTCAACCGCAAGATATCCATTATCCCTTGTTGTAACTGCCTCTGGCAATACTTTCTCAATCTCTTGTGCAATCAGACCAACATCGTGCCCAGACTTATTAGACTTTTCGTTCCAATCAAATGTATTACCACTGATTGAGAGAACCTTCGCAAGAGGATCATCAATAGGTGTAATGTTGTCTTTCAGTCTTTCGTCAGAAGACCAGAATGCGGTGATGTCATCGGTTACACTCAGAATACCGGTGATAGTGGTATTTCTCTGAATCGCAACTATATTTCCTGCGACTGTTGAGAGTTTGAGATCACCAGATAATGTATCAATAGTATTGTCATCTGTTACTGCTAGTTGTATATTACCAAAACTACCAGCAGAAGAAACAAGAGTTGATGTGGATGCAATAATAAGATCTCCATCAACATTGATGTCTCCATCAACATTAAGGTCTCCACCAACATTGAGAGTCTTTGCTATTCCAACACCACCAGAAACTACAAGTGCTCCAGATGATGTACTAGTAGAGTCTGTCTCATTAGTAATTTTATTAGTATCAGTAAATCTAACAGATTTATTAAACGTTACTGGACCATCAAATTGCGATAGGATTCTATTTGATTCTCCACCTTCTACAACTATTCTCTCCTTAACGGTAATCTCATCAAATACACCACTCAATCTAGCAGAATCTTCTCCAGTTATACTTGGAATTGGCGTATCAAATGTTGCTTCCTCACCAGTAGCAGATGATTTCTTCTGGTTTCCAATGTAGAAATCACCACGGTTGTTCATACCAGTATAGACAACAATACCAGCAGATCTTTCTTGGGATTGAACTAAGAATTCCTCTCGTTCTGTCAACGATCTAATCTGGACTTGTGGTAAACCAGTAGAATAGTTTCCTGGACCATAACCAAGATATTCAAATGTGTGACCAGAAGCACGAATGATTGATGGTCTGCGGAATTCAATGGATCTTGGTTTTATTTTCTTAATTGTAGAACCACTATCGTGTGCGACTTGTCTTGTAGCTAAAGCACCACGAATGACAACCAGTTCATTGTTGCCAACACCCTGCAAAGAGCTATTTGCAACTCTCATAATCTCTTCATCAATCTGAATATAAGATCCGAGAGGGAATCTCGTCATTGTTCCAACTCCAGAGTTTGGAACAGTAACTGCAAATTGTGTTGTCGTATTTGTAATTGAGGAGTTTAGAGTTAAAGTTTCCCCATCATAGAAAGAAATTGCTCTTGCACCAAGATTTTCTGCAGATCTATCAGAAGATCCAGCATTCGAAGAATAACCGTGTTTTAAAATATAACCAGAAGAAACTGAAAGATTAGAAACTGTAAATGTATTAACATCAACTCTAGTATTGACAATAAAATCGCCAACATTATTATTACTTCCATCAATAATTCTAATCTTATTTCCAGAAACTAATCCGTGACCGGCAGAAGTAATAGTGTTTCCACTTGCAGTGAATGCTAATGATTTTCCAGTTATAAGTGCATAGTGATTAGAAGTAATTACTGGATCTCCAGTTGTTCTTGCAACTGAAACTTGAGTAGGAGTTCCAATAGCAGTAATACGATGATAAGTATCGGATGTTGTTCCTGCACCAGTAAATTGAACTACATCACCAACATTCACAGATACTCCAGCACTGGTATAGATGAATGTTGCTGTACCATCACCACCAATATCTTCACTACTGAAATATAGAGTTCCAGAACTATATCCAGATCCAGATGCGGCAATTGTTGCTCCAGTAACAGAACCACTTCCATTAACAGTTACGGTAGCAGTTGCACCATTCCATGTTCCAACGGCAGATCCATTTAAAAGTCTAACATTGAAGTGAGTTCCTGTTCTATATCCTGTACCAGATACTCCAAGTTCTCCATAAACAATACCATTTAATCCATGTCTTCTATCAAATGTAATATCAGGTGTTGTTGTTGTACCATCAGCAACTGAAGAAATTGCAAGTCCAATTCCAAAATCTGTGCTTAATTTGTCCGCTGTTTCTCTTGTAATACTCTTCTTGCGGTCATTTGTTACAACCTCTCCAAGAGGTGAAACTTTTGCATAACTTCTTGCAGATGGGGGGTTGTCCTCATAATTATCTCTGTCCAATTGTGGATAGAGATCTACAATGTTCTGACTATATTTTAATGACGTAAATTCCGAAGAAACTGTGTTATCAGAATTTGCAACATAAATGTGGTAAATACCATCACGCTTTCCTTCTTCATACTCTTGAATTACTTCATTTCTGTAGAGATAGAGATTTGATTGCAAATCATTTCTTTCAAATCTAGGAGATACATCAGTTCTAATGCCAGTATTATTTGTAAATCCTCCAGGTAGTTGTCCTCCAGTATTATAACTGAAGGTCATATCATCAACAACAGTAACATTAAATGTTCCATTATATCCTTTGTTAAATGTTCCGACACCAGTGTTGACAAGATCGTCAGTTACGTTACGAATAATAACACTGTCACCAGTCTTAAGGTTGTGTGGAAGTTCTGCCCTTATGGTTGCGGTTGGATTGCTAAATGAGCAGGTACTAATAAATCTTGGGTTTCTGTTGTAATCATAATCATCTGCAGCAGTAATTGTGGTCTTATTAAAATCTGTATCATCAAGTCCACGATAACCAGTAGATGATGATTCCTGAAGAATAAATCCACTTTCTGGAGTCTTAGAGTTCTCCAACTCTTTTGGAATTACTACTCTTACCTTATAAATCTTTTCATCAAGACTTCTTGTGTCTTCTACTCTCTTGATGTATGTTGCCTCACTTGTTCCAGTTAATGGTGCAATATTGGTATAAATGTCACTAGCATTTGTTATAATATACCAACCACTATTTGCTGAACTCCATTGTATTGGATGACCCTCATCACCAGACTCTTTATCGGATACTCTGCTGAGAATGGTTAAATTTGTTCCACCATATACTGTAATTGGATTATCGTTTCTAGCATCCGATTCTGAGGCTGCTAACTTTAATGTTGTGTTATTTGGAACAATCGCATAATAAGTAACACCTTCTTCCAAATTTTCTGGAAGATCGCCATCATCACTAATAATAATTACCTTTTCAGCAGTTTCTAATCTATGTGTTCCAGAAGAAAGTGTAAATATATTTGAGGATGGAGTTCCTACAGAATATTCTTTAACAGAACTCGTGATACCATCAGACATAAAGATGTCCGCAGAATATTCTAAAGACCCAATCTTTAAGAATAATTTATCATTTACTTTTGCACCAATCCTATATCCTTGAGTAAGAGAAGGTGGAACATTATCCTCAGTATCGAAACCAGAAAGATATAAGTTTGTAGAAACACCTACGAGTTTTGTTTTATCAATATCAAGTGTTAACCAATCAATTTGTGCTTCTGATCCAGTAATCGCTCTTGGTGGAATGATATGAGTAATAAATGCTTTATCGTCTTTTGTAAATGCTTCTTTTTTAAACCCATCAGCAGACAATGATATTTGTCCAAAGTTGGAGTTTGAGTTTGTAATAGAAGCGTCACCACCACTCAGTGCTTCAAAGTGCTTGTTAAATCCAATCGCAAAAACGGAAACAATTTGAATAAAAGCATCATTAGATACTTTAATGTGTGTTCCTTCCCATCCACTTCTGTAAATTGCCTCTGAGTCTAAATGATATACTGTTCCACTAGAGGATGATTGACCAGATAAAGCTCCACCATATTGAGGAGTAATGGCAATATTGTCACTATATGCTCTTGTTGATTCATCATATTTTACAAATGCCCTGTCATCTTTTTGGAGTGAAACACCAGTGAATTGTGCAACAACCATTGAACGGAAACCAGTTGCCTTGCTTCCATCGGCGTGCATTCCGTTCATACCCCATACAGAACGTAAGGAGCAGTTAAAGATATAAGGAGAAGCACCAGATACAGTATCTGTTTCTACAGTTACAAATTCATTACCAGAGATGACACCAGGAGTTGTCATCGTCGATGGGGCATAAAGAAGATTGAAATAGAATATATTTGGATTATCTAAATCAACTTCAGTTACTTTTGTTGATACGTTATAATTTGTGTCACCATCAACTGGAGTGACGCCACTAATACGAATTGGCGTTCCTGCAGAAAGACCGTGTGGGGTTTCTGTTACTACAGTGACTCTATTACTTACTACTCCACCAAATCCAGCTTGAATACTAGTAATTTTAACTGGATCGCTTGCAAATGCGCCAACGATTTCATATTCTGCTCTTTGTGCTGCAAACCCATTTGGATCTATTGGGAATTTATCATCAATATCTCTAGAAGATCCTGTACCATATGCGATTGAAAGTTTCGCATAGTACATATCAAGATCTGAAAGTCCATAATTTGATACTTCATTTACACCATCAGCATATTCAAAGCAAGTTAATTTGTGGTGTGAAAATGTTGGAACCGCTTGATTTGTTACTGTGAAATTATCATTCTTGGTATAAACAATACCGAGTTCATCTGCATCAAAGAGAGAGAACTGCCAAAAATAACAGGCACCAGTGATTCTAAAAATTGCAGAAGTTGGTGTATCATCCGTTGGGTTTGGGACATATTTTGGTCTGACCTTTGTCTTTCTAAGATCAAGACCAACAATTGAAACACCTCTAGGAACTATTGCACCGCCATAGATACTGTTAAATCTATAGAGATGATTTTGAAATTGTGTTAAATCAAAATTAGATTCTAATGACAAGTAGAAATCTGCTGGAACTATTTCCGATGCTCCACTATCTGGTCTAATAACTTTTGGTGTTCCATTATCATCAATCATAGACCACCCAGGTCTATTATCAACAATATGCTCACCAGGCATCAGGAGAATAGTAGTCTTCTCCGTCTCATCATTATTCTTTCCCTTCACATAAGAGAATCTTGCAGCCTCAAGAAGTGCTCTCTGAATAGTCTTGAAGGGTCTGGCAAGTGAGTTACCAGTGTTTGTGATACTATCTGTTGAGTCTAAATCTGATGGACTGACATATAATATGCGACCCTCTGTATTCTTAATAAAGTTATCAAGCTTGTTAAGTGGCATCTTATTATGATTCCTGGGACATTTCTATGTTTTATTTATCCCATCAAATCCTCCTCGTCATAGTAATAGACTTCATCATCTGGCATATCTTCTGGGTTCTCTAAGTCAACAGGAAATAAACAAGGATGCACTTCCTCATCTATAAGATAGAAAGAACTCTTGTACAAGTCTTCTGGTTCAAAGGATGTTTCTTTATCTGCAAGTGCTACTAATTCTTTGTCTTCCAAGTGTCCATCAGGAAGTTCATCAAAGGTGAATGGAACCTGATTAATGAAATACATCTTCACTATCATACTGTGGTCCAAATACCAGCAGTATGCAGTATCAATCTTATAAGACATAGTGGATGCTTTTGTCTTATTTATTTTATAGGAACGGGGAGACTTGAACTCCCACGGGCACAATGCCCAACTGATTTTAAGTCAGGTGCGTCTACCGATTCCGCCACGCTCCCAAATTGTAGTGCTGGTTGTGGGGATCGAACCCACCTTAGGCGAATTATGAGTTCGCTGCTTTCAACCAGAGAGCTAAACCAGCACGATAGGAGTACTGGGAGTTGAACCCAGACTACCCCGTTATAAGCAGGGCGCTCTAACCATTAAGCTATACTCCCGTGATGATGAACTACGATGCTTCGTTATTATTCTCCGTGTATATTCGGAGAAGTTCATCATCTGCTGGTATCATAACTGCTGCTTTACCATCATCTCCCATAATACCTATATGCTCTCCATTTTCTACCCTCTCAAGGAGGGAATCAAAGTTGTCTTCCCATTCCTTAATCGTAAATACTTCCATCAATACTCTTCTCCCTGAATAGCAAGGTCAGCATACTCAATCTGGTCTTCATTAAGGTTAGCAGTCACAACTTCCAGGACATTCATAAACTCTTGGACGGTATCACAGTTTACCATCTTTTCATTACCCTCATCGCTGAGCAGAAGGAAGGAGCGGGTGCAAACGTCAATAACGATGCCGAGAACAGATTCTTGTGCGGTGCCCATTGGGTGTTCCGTTGATTACCCCAGTATTATAGGGCATCTGGGGTCAGGTGTCAAGGAGACAATACGGAATTAAACATCTTTATCGTCAGATATCTCAACTCAATTCGGATTCTGCTTGATTTACAATATCAACAGAATGAAACTCAATATCATTTAATATTGTATCAATAGAAAAATCCACATCTGAAACAAAACTTTCTATTCTTGCGTCTAATGCATCTTTGATACGATCATCTCCCCTCTGAGAATAATAAGTTGCAATTGCAGAAATATCAACATATCTTGGAAAAGTAGTTGAGTAATTTCCTTGAGTAACTATATCTTTTCTAACAGAAGTTCGTGTAACACCCACATCAATATTTGGAACTTCACCTTGTGGTGAAGTGAAATCTGGATCATGCCAAGATACACAGTCATCAATATCTTCTAATGTCGATCCGTTAGGAATATAAACTAGCTGTTTTGTACCATCCGAATATTGTACCTGTATACAACCAGCAGAAACTTCTAAAACTGTATAGTCCATTTCAAATCAAGTATTTTTTGTATTTAGTTCCATCTCGGACCAACTATCCATCCAACAAGACTTTTTCTTACTCCACTCTTAATTTTTCTAACTCTATGTCTAACTCTAGAATCAAAAACTATTAATGTTCCCCTTTGCTTTGGTGCAAAAAATGTCCCTCCACTATTATCTAAAAATTGTACATCTCCACCCTCATAGTCCGATTCCTCAGAAAGTTGAAGAGTAAATGATAGTTTTCTCACATATTCACCATCTAACATAACTTGATCATTATAAGAGTTAGTAGTAGATGATACAACTTGTCTTGGACTATAAAAAGAATTTATATCACCATCTTGGTGCCAATGATAATAATCTCCTTCAATGTAGTGTGTGTATTGAATTTGCCCATTATCAATATCAGTTATGTTATAACGAAAATTTTCCCTATTAACCTTAGAAATATAATACCACAACCATCCAGAAATCCAATGTTCTGTTGGTATCCAAGCATTCTTACTATTTCTTAAAGATCTATTAATTCCTTTAGTTCTGTCATTCGTAGGTACTTCAGAATCTTGCATATTATAATCAAATATACTTATATCATCTTCTAAAATTTTTATCATACCAACAGGCAATTTAGTTACTTGCCAACAACAAAGTCCTGCCATAAAAAGTCAATTATATCAAGTTTTCATGATAAATGCAAGAGCATAGTATGGAGGTCTGTTTTCGTGGTAGTCATCTCCACCTGTTGCACTTGTTGTACCATTACTTGGAGAACCGTTTGCCGGATTACAGCATCCATAGTCAGATCCACCTCTGTTAGCAGCATATGGGTGACTGTGAGATGGCATTTCTTCCTCAGTCAACTGGTGAGCAACTGAACCACCAGTAGCACCAACTGAATAATTGCTACTAACGGCACCAGTATTTGCGTCAAATGTTACATTATTAGAACCATCACCACTAGCACCAACAACAAACCTACTTCTTAAATCTGGGGTGCCATTGCTACCATTACAAAGAACCCAGCCAGATGGAATTGCTGAAACAGCACCAGACCACATAATAATGCCGCCAGAAGGTACGATTCCATCACCACCACCACCACCAACATCTACCCAAGCACCGCCATCTCTTATTTTTATTGCCATAAGATATACTAACTAATTCCTAAAAGTAATTTAAGTTCTTCAATGCTTAAACCTGCATTTGCCAATTTTTCTTCTGGTGTCAATTCTGGTTGAGGGGGAAGATCCTCAACAACCCAACCATCATTCCAAGATAAAGTTTGATTTTCTGTAATTATTGGTGGTACTTCTCTGGTAGAATTTAAGGGTGCTTCTAATGGATTATTATTAACTTCTGGTTCTGGGAATTCATAAGGATAATAAACTCCTCGTTTATCTTCAATAACACTCCATGAAGTTCCATCAAATATCGTAATTTCACCATTATTTACAGTTGGTGGTTCTACAGTAGTTGCGTGTGCAGGAATCAACCAGGCACCTGGTTCCAATGGAGATGGATCTGCAACATCTTCAGAAATAAAATAAGAATAATCTGGATGGTAGTTATAAATTTTCATTATTAATAAAATACATTTTTTTTATTTATGGTTTAATATTTAATGAGTGCAAGAAGTGCTACGTTGCGGGGACGAGTCTCATTAGAAGAGTTTACTTGACGAGCAGAGTTAAAGGAAAGTCCAAATGCATTGTTTCCACCACCATCAGTTCTTTCACTTCCATTAGAGTTCCAAACACCAAATACACTTGGAGTTGGCGAAATAACTCCAAGATTGTAATTAAATCTGACTGCTCTACCAGTCATATTCTGAACTGACCAACTTTGAAATGAACCAATAGATCTTGTAGAAGAACTAACAGTGACGTTAACGTTGCTTCCTCCGCCATCTGCACTATATGTTTGGTTCAAGTCAGCTCCGCGACCATCATCCCAACCTCTAATAAACTCACCACGAAGATCAGGAACGTTAAATGAAGATCCAGAACCACCATAAGTATACCCAATGGCGGCAAATAAATCGGCATACGTTGTTGTATTTAAAGAAGCGCCATTTGCCTTGATATATCCATCAGGAACGGTACTAGAAGCACTATAAATTACAGTTCCTGCTGGATTACCACTTCCTCCTCCACCTCCTGCTGCATCAGAAGTATCATACCAAATATCACCGTCACAAATACCCGTTGGTTCAGTCGCTTGCACATAACGAGTACCATAAGCATTACTATCTTCACCAATTGTAATTGTTGCAGTTCCAGCATTAACATTAGTAGTTATTGGATTTGTACATCCATAGTTCTCTTGTACAACATCTACATCCGATAAGATTCCGCCGCCGCCATCGCCAGCAACATCAATAGTAATCTGTGAATTACTATTTCGTGTTATGGTAACATTAGATCCACCAACAAGTTGAACGTCATCATTTAGGGGAGTGGTAGTATCTCTCAATCTCAAAAATGGATTATCATTAGTTCCACCAGATTGAGATGCAGTAAATTCATAGGTTTTACCTGCCGTACTGGTAGCACTTAATGTAGTTCCAGAAATTTGTAATCCAGTGCCTACTGCCAGATGAGTGGCTTTTGACGCGCTATCATCCCAGAACCATATTCTATCTGCACCAGCATCATCAGCAGAAATAGTTCCACCACTTACATTAATTAAATCTGAGATAGTGGAGTCTGGTGCTAATCCAGCACCAGCAACAGCAGAAATAGTAAATCCACTAGATGATACTGGATCAATTTGAATATTAGAACCTGCGGTGATTGTGACATCATCATTCGTGCTACCATCGCTCAATCTTAGAATAGCATTAGTTCCACTGTCTATTGCTTGTAAAGTATATCCAGCACCAGGCAGATTTGTAAGATCGCTCCATTGTGGAGCATTTGTGGTATTGTTGTAAGTAAGAACACGACCGGTTACATTTGGCTCTGCTAAGAAAGTTGTTGTATTTGCTGCCGTTTGATAAGGAATACTTCCCGCTGCACCACCCGCAAGATTCGTGGCTGTGTCAGCATTACCAATAATTGCACCTACGAAAGTATTTGCATACACATTATCCCATTTGTTTGATGAACCACCTAAATCCAGTGTTCCATTCGTTGATGGTAATAAATTGCTATCAACTCTAGCGGTAAATGTAACCGTATCTGTTGTTGCATTTCCCAAGTCTGTGTTACCATTAACTGTCAAATTTCCACCAATAGTCAATGAATTTGTAGATGGGTTGTATATGATTCCAGCATCAGTATACACATTTTCATATGCTGCTGGTGAGTTATTCGAGTCAACAAATGTTAGGTAATGCGTAGCATTAGTGGATGATGATTGAGTTCTAACTGCATCTGCTTGTGCTACAGTAGCGGTAGAGAAATTAATTGAAGTATTAGATGCAGCAGTCAATCTTCCTTTAGAATCAACAGTAAATGTTGCTACTTGTGTAGAAGATCCATATGATCCAGCGGTGACACCAGTACTCGCCAGAGTTAGTGCTAGATCTACATCAGCAGTTCCATCAAAAGATACTGGACCAGCACTTCCGTCCCCAGAAATACTAAAATCTCTAGCAGTCTCTAGTGCGGTGGCTGTATCAGCATTACCAGTAATTGCACCTACGAAAGTATTTGCATACACATTATCCCATTTGTTTGATGAACCACCTAAATCTAGTGTTCCATTCGTTGATGGTAATAAGTTAGTGTCTACCCTACCAATAAATGATATAGTATCCGTTATTTGATTACCAAGATCTACATTTCCATTAGCAGACAGTAACCCACCAATAGTAATTCCACCAGTCAGACTCAATAAATCTGATGATGGTGTAAATGATATTGAAGAATCAGTATAGACAGTCTCATATGCTGCTGGTGAGTTATTCGAGTCAACAAATGTTAGGTAATGTGTAGAAGAACTAGATGATGACTGAGTTAGTATATTGTCTGCATTGAGAACAGTTGCATTTCCAAAATCTATACTTGTATTAGATGCAGCAGTCAATCTTCCTTTAGAATCAACAGTAAATGTTGCTACTTGTGTAGAAGATCCATAAGAACCTGCAACAACACCAGTATTTGCAAGAGTTAGTGCTAGATCTACATCAGCAGTTCCATCAAAAGATACTGGACCAGCAGTTCCGTCCCCAGAAATACTAAAATCTCTAGCGGTCTCTAGTGCGGTGGCTGTATCAGCATTACCAACAAAAGATCCATTAAATGTATTTGCATATACATTATTCCATCTATTTGATGTACCACCTAAATCCAGTGTTCCATTCGTTGATGGTAATAAATTGCTATCAACTCTAGCGGTAAATGTGACCGTATCTGTTGCTGCGTTTCCAAGATTTACATCCCCATTAGCAGATAGTAATCCACCAATAGTTAATGTAGAAGAAATATCAACTGATGCATTAATGTCTAAATCAGAACCAAATGTTGAAATACCAGTTACATTTAGTTTATTCAGTGTCGAAATTCCAAGAGCATTAAAATCTTGTGTTTCTAAATATTCGGCAAAATCGCCAGTGTTTGCCGTCAAATCATCAAAAACAATGTCATCGAATACGTATAAATCTCCACCAACATATAAATCTCCACCAGTGGTGGTAATTCCTCCTTGGGTTGCTAAAGAAGTTTCACCTCCAACATATAATTTTTTCTCTATTCCTACTCCACCCTCTACTGTTAAAGCCCCATTATCTTTTGATGTTGATTCTGTTACATTATTGATAACCAATCTGTCACTTGATGCGACCTGAACAGAATTTCCCTGACTATCAAGGAATAAAGTACCACTATTTGTGAAAATAGTACTTCCTTCTATTTTAATACTAGCAAGAGTTGATATTCCGCTAACTTCTAAATTTAGAAGTTGCAGTTCATCCAAATCAAGAGTGCTTAATGTGGCAATTCCAGTTACTTCTAAATCTGCCGTAGTAATTTTCTTATCGAAAGTTGCATCGTCAGTTACATCTAATTTTCCATCAACTGTTGCAGTGTCACTTATTAGAGTAAGGATATCATTATATACTCCCCCAAGAGACTTAACATTGAATGTTACTGTTCCATTGTTTGTGGTATTATAAATTCCAAATACACCATCTCCACCACCATTACTTCCAAGATCACCTTCACCTATTCCTTGCGTATTGATGTTAAGACTATTGAGTGTAGTTATACCACTTACATTGAGTCTATCAATAAAGACTCCACCAATGAATGTAGAAACTCCTAAGACATCAAGTAACTGTGTTGGTTGTGTGCTTCCAATACCAACACGACTGTTTATATAATCAAAATAGAAATTGTCTGCACCATCTACTAAACCAGCAGTGTTATGATACTGCATTTGCCCTATAGTTCCACCAGCACCTGCTTGAACTGAATTAGGTGTTACCCAAAGGATTCCATCAGTTGCTGTTTTTATCAACAAATTTCCAGTATTTCCTGGTTGATTATTGGAATCATAAATTGTACCAGTAAGTCTAAGATCACCCTGTAAATGTAATTTTGCCGTTGGATCTGTTGTTCCTATGCCAACCGATCCTATTCCTAGAGTAGTAGTAATTACTGTACCGCCAGTACCTACGGTGATTCTATCTCCAGCAGCAAGTAATCCATCATCAAATGTAAATCTCGTATCTGTCGCAAAGTCTCCAGAATTCTTAAATAAGACTTCCTTATCATTTCCAGGAGGACTGATGGTAATAGTTACTGCATATCCAGGATTTATTCCTCCAATACCTTCTGCAACTACAGAATTGCCAATAAAATCTAGTTGAGTTGTGCTACTTAAACCTCCTACCTGCACACCTTCATCAAAAATAGTGATAGAACCTGGAATAATTCCACCTTGATTTGGAATCCAATATCTTTCTCCGGGATATCCATCAACACCAATAACAATATATTGATTACCTGGTGGTGGTGGATTTCCCAAATATGAAGAAGGTCCAACTAATGGATCACCAAGGTTTGGTTCAGATTCACTAACTGATAAGTACCTATATCTATCCGACGTTAATCCCGTTTGTGCGGTCAGTTTAGAACGACCAGAAATATACTTAGCCATAAATTATGTCGTGCTATTTTCCAAGATACTCATAATTAACTCCATTTGTAATGGAGCAACTTGTCCTCCACCTATGTAAGTGTGTGCAATACCTGCAACTACACCAGAATTGGTGGTAAATGTGAGAGATGTTCCTACAGGACCATCTATACTGTCAACAACGAATGATTGCTGTGGTGCTGGAAATATTGACGTTGTAAGACCACCCGTGTATGAACCACAGGTAAATGCTAATCCACTCATAGTTACCTCATCACCAACATCAAATCCATGAGGTGATGCTGTTTCTATAGTTGTGATACCGGTAACATTGTCATATTGTGCTGTGCTTACAGCAACTATTCCACTTTGAGTTCCTTGAATAATAACAGAATCTTGAATAAGTGCAGATCTTTCCAATACCAATCTGCCGTCAATAATTACTAAAGAATCATTTGGAGGAATTTCTGCGTCTTTGATAACTCTTATATTTCTCGTATTTCCGGAAGTTTTAGATGCTGTACTCTTTCTTCTGTGAGTGAAAGTTACGGTTGGGTATGTATTTCCTATCCCAACATTTGCTACAGAAGCATAAAGAACAATGGAAGAAACACCAGTAGGGGCGGTATAAACAGTTTGTTCCCCCGGTGCTACTGGAACTGCGATAGTGATAAATTTATTAAGTGGTGCGACTGCCATATTATCTCAACGCAAGTATGAGTGGTGTGACTTCTGCTTGTATTGCCTTACTAAAATCTCTTCCTCGAACTGTCGATGTTGTTTGATCGACTTGAATTCCAACACCAATATCAAAATTACCTTTTTGATCTGTTGATGTGAATGGAACTTGTGCGCCGTCAAGAGCAACAACTTCATTCTCTTTAATTGGAAGAGCACCCCTAAAGGGTAACGCAGTATTTATACTCGTACCCGTGCCGACGTACTCAAAAGAATGTGAACTTGTAAGAATACGACTAATTCTTTTCAGAACAAAAGGATCTCCGGAGAATAATTCATAAGGAACAAATTCATTAAATGTGATGGTTGTAATGCCAGTTGGAGTTACTTCTGTTGCCTCAGAAACAGTAAAATAAATCGGAGACATTTTTGCTGTCGCAAGACTAGTATTACCATCAATATCAACAACAATATTTTGAGATGGTAAGTAATTCCTACCAGAATTAATAACATCAATCTCAGTAATAACCCCATCAGCATCTACTGTTACTGAAGCTTCTGCGACAATACCTTGTGGTCCTTTTGGTTGAACTGTTCCGTCAGCATCTCTAATAACTACAGATGGTGGATTTATAGCAGAATATCCACTAGGAGAACCTATTACGGTGATACTATCAAGTTGTTCTAATGGTTCTGTGAGTTCAGTGAATTCAACTGCATCTGGGTAATTTACTTGACCAACATTATTGATCTTAAAGAACAATGCCTGACCATCAAAAGGTCTCTGTGGAATATTATTTACATCAGTAACTCCAGTTCCAACAATGGTGTCGGAATCATCACCCGGTATTACATCGTTTAGTACTGTTCCAGTATATTCTGTTCTTCCAAGTCCAACTGCATATAATCCAAAATTACCAAATGATGAGTTGGAGTTTGTGAGATCGCATTGACCACCAGTATCCGCATAGATTGCTATATTACAGTTAATGGTGAAAATGGAAACCAATTGTGCATATCCATTATTTGTAATAGAAACGCCAATACCGTTCTCATTATATTGTGTAAATGAATCACACACCATACATTTTAAATCAGCGCCAGGAATGTTTGTTCCTGTGAAATCTGCTGATGCATGATCACCATTGATCTTCATACCAATACTTCCACTCATGAAGTTGGTACAGTTACGAATATATGGTGATCTCCATCTTCCACTAGAACCTTCATTTGCTGGACCCAGAGCAATATATCCAGTATTTGCTTGATATACAGGATCTGTTGGTGGAAATGCCACTGCACCAATACCATAATGAACTACACCAACAGTTTCTCCGGCAAAATTCAAATTTTCAATTAAACATCCCCTTCTTACATGAAATACATCTTTGTCTAAATTTTGAGGTTGAACTGTGACAAGTCTGAGATCTTCTCCAGTTACAGATACATCTGTTCTTAATCCAATGGGATTGTTTTCTATATAACGACCAGGACGAATTTTAATTGTGTCACCCTCTTGTGCTATTGCCGCTGCTGCACCAATGGTAGCTTTTGCATCACCCTCTAATAATCCACTATTAGCATCATCCCCATTCTTAGAAACCCAAATAGTATTCTGTGTTTCTACTCCAGAAGGTCTCCAAGACACCCCAGTTCCAACAGATGCTAATCGATAATCTTTCCCAGCAACACCAGTCAAATTGTTAACATCAATTAAAGAAGATTCAAGTTCTAATGTTGATTCTAATTTAGTATCCCCACCAACAAATAGTTTTTTAACAATTCCAACACCACCATCAATCTGTACAGATGCACTATTAATACTGGTTGCTTCTGTAACATCGTTAAAAGTTGTTAGTCCATCAACATCCAATGTATCATTGAGTGTAGTGGCACCAGTAACATCTAAAGTATCACTAAGTGTAGTAGCACTAGCAACATCAAGAGTATCGTTAAGCGTGGTAGCACTGGTAACATCTAATGTATCATTGAGTGTAGTAGCACTGGTAACATCAAGAGTATTATTGAGCGTGGTAGCACCATCAACATCTAAAGTATTGTTTAGTGTAGTTGCACCATTTACGTTCAATGTTCCGTCAACATCCAATGTAAATGCTGGAGAATTCTGGTTGATTCCAACATTAGTCATTCTATAGATGTCACCAGAATCAGTATATCCCCATAAATCCTGAGATTGGATATCAGCAATAAATCCAGGATTACTTGGATTTGGTATAGGAATAATAGTATCACTTCCAACACCAAGACTATTGATCTGAGTAAAGTTCAATACGGTAAAGGATTGTGCCGCACCAACAGTTGGAATGTAAACACCCTCATCTTGAACATAGATCCCTTCCGTAAATGCTGGGGTTACTTCAGTCCATCTGATTCCAAATTCATCTCTTTGTAGATAACCACCATTCGCTCCGTGATATCCAACAGAGTCATAGATATTTCTTTTAATTCCTATCGTTTCTACTTCTAAACTCAATTTACCTTGAGTAGAATCATTGAGAGAACTGATTCCAACTCCAGGTTGTGTAGTTCCTATACCAACAGTTCCAAGACCAGTGATTACAAATGTATTCTCTTCTTCACTATTAAACTGAAACTTTTGCTGTGGCGTTGCAGTGAATATACCAATCTGTTCTGTTCTTGTGTCAATATTCAGTGCAGTTCCACCAACACCAACATCAAATCTAGTTCTTACTAATAAAAAATTAACATCTAATAGTCCACCAACAAACAGATCTCCAGCAATATTAACATCTCCACCAAATTCAGCATCACCTTTGAAAGCAGATGTTGCATTTACGTAAATATCCTCACCAATGTTTACATCTCTATAAAATGTTACGTTGTTATTAAAATTAGTTTCTAGACTAAAATTATTAAGGTCTGCCATTTTAGAAAAGCGATGCTACTGGTTCGCCAACAATTGGAACTTGTTTAAGCGCAAACTTAAACAAGTCTGTGCCAACAAAACTTCCCTCAAATACTTTTTGACTAAAATCTCCAATAGTTGCCGCAACCAAGTTTCCTTCATTGCCATCAACACTCACATCTTTACTTTTAACTAAACATCTTCCATTTTTTCCTGTGAGATTTAGATTTCTACCTGCTTCTATATTAATATCCTCATCTGCCTGCAGCTCAATGCTTTGTGCTTTGATTCTAACAGCACCATTTTTCAAACAAGTGATGTTGATATCACCATTCATACCAATAATTTCAAAATCTACGTCACCAGGAGCATTTTTAGAACCAGCAACAAGTTCAATTGCTCTATCATTGTGCATATGAAAGATTCCACTCTCATTAAACATCTGCAAATGAACGTCCTGGTCATCAGTAAATCCATAAAGAGTATAAACATTCGTTCCATCCCCGTTCATTTGGGAATTGCAGAAGTCCATTCTAACTTTTGGACCCCAACTTATATACTTTCTTGCTTCTGTATTTTGTACCGGTCTTTCTGCCATATTAAGATACGCAATCGATTACACTTACAACTTCTTTCTGTGGATTATATGGACCGATCAATGGTCTAATAAGAGCACCAGTACCAGTTTCACTATTAACCGTGATTCTTGGTAAGTAATCTGTAATATCACTATTTATTGGTGTTGCTTTAATAATCTTACCATTATCAATGGTCAAACTATACTCAGTTCCATTTTCATCTATTGCAGTATCGCCAGGTGTATATCCGTTCCCAGAATTAATAATGAAAGTATCAGTAACTGCATTTTCTTCATCATCTTCTACTGGATAGTTTTCTCCTTCAGATACGATATAGACACCTGTAATTTGACCATAAGTTGGAGAGTCCGAATCATAATCAATAATACATCTTCCAACTGCACCATATCCAAGACCACAAGAGTCTTCAAAAGTTACCATTGGTGGGGCATAAGAATAACCACTTCCAGGATCCGTTATTTCTACACCAATAATGCTTGCAGTTCTTGTAACGGAAGAAGTAATATCACTTAGACCACTGGTATTATTTACAATTCCACCAAGAATTGCCTTACCAGCACCACCAATGCCATTTCCACCGAAGAATGATACGGTTGGACCACCACAACTTGAAGGTTCTCCACAATCTGGTTTTGTATATGGTGAATTTTCTTCCCCAGGAACTTTTGGTAGTAACCTTGCTATATTTGCATTTTCCAGTGCCTTATCAAGAGCTTTATTCGCTGCTGCTCTATTTTTTGGACCATATCCAATTGTCCATTCCTTCACACTAGCACAAGATTTTGTTTGTTCGCAGGTGAAAAATCCCTTAATTGATTTGAGTATATCGGCAGCACCTGTTAGGAAATCTAAGATTTTGAACGCTGGACCCAAGATGCTAGATACAGCACCCAATGCAGATTCTAGACCGGAAGATATTTGATCGATAATGCCATTTAAAAGAGATCCAACAAACTGTTCTGCAGCACAAACTCCAAAATTGACAACTTCTAATAATGTAGATTCTACAAGTCCCTTAATCGTATCTCCAAGTCCATTGATAATTTTTGCAGAAACACAAGCCATTGCTTTTTGAAGTGCTCCAACTGGTGCAACCATTCCCTCTTGTGCGGCAACTCCAGCTAAGTGTGCAATGAAAGGATTTGCAGTAGATGCTAAAACAGTTGCAAAGGTGGAATCATAAAGTGCTTTCAATCCACTTTGCATAAGTGGTATTAGTTTTTTGTATAGAGAATCAAATAAATTACCAACGAATCCGTTTGCAAGTACCTGTATTTTCTTTATTGCACTTTGCACATCTCCAAGAAAATTAGTTGCCTCGCTTGTAATCTTTATAAGATTGTCTAAGATATTGGTAATCTCATTTACAAAATTATCTTCACAAGCATCTGCGTGTGTTACGGTTTGTCCAGTTGCCTTTGATGCTGGTATTTCTTTCGGTTCTTCCTCCTTCTTTTGTGCATTGACTTTTTTTATTTGATCTTCACTTAAATTTCTCTGTAATTTTTGATCATCTCTATTCTGACCTGAAGACTCTTTAGTATCTCGTGCTCCTTCTGGACTTTTTATATTTGATGTAAATCCAGTAAAAGGCATGAATGGATTTGAAGGTTCCATTGAAGGAACATATGGAGTTTTTCCAAAAGATCCCATAATCATAGGAATCTGTGCATTGTCTCCATCAAGGAAAAATCCAATTACAACATCTCCCTGAGCAATGGCAGCACTTTGAGAAAAATGTCCACCTCCACTACCGGCAGTTGTAGGCATTAAAACTCCTGCCCACGGTAAATCATCATCAGAAAGTTCGGAAGTATTGTAAGGATGATAACCAAGTATTCTTACTTTATATCTGTGTCCCCACCCTTTACCATCTGCTTGAGCCTGCCATGCAGAAGTTGGTGCAACCTGACCGATCCACCAACGAAATCCGTCCCTACCAATAAAATTACTTTTAATTAACGACTCTTCTATCATTTTTAGTTCTGTTCTTTACGGATACCAAAATTATCTCTTACCAACTTCAATGAAGTATATGAACTATTTGGTTCAAAATGATGACACAATTCCTTTATCATATATAGACCGCTTGTTTCAGTATCTAATTCATCAGCATCTTGAGATGATATTTTGGGGAATTCGCACTTTATGATGTCTCCTGCTCTCAAGTCGGTATTGCAAGGAATCATCATACTCACAGATTGTGTAAGAAGAAGATTATATCTCATAATAGACTGTGCCTGATACTTTTCTGGATCGGCATTAGTTTCTGTCGATACATCTTTATCAAGTGTTCCGACATCTACAATACCACATAAAATTCTCGAAGGAACATCTCCAAGAGAAGTATCAATTCCTTCACCCAGTGTTGGTAAAGAAATCTTTCCTCTACCACCAAGGTTTTCTAACCTATCTTTATACTTTGCAAACTGAAATTTACCATCCTCCCAAGGAGTAAAGTTAAAGTCTAATGGATTAAAAAACATCCTTTGACTAGCATATGCTCCGAGTCTCAATTTCTCAATCAAATTTTGATTCTTATCAGTAATATAGTTTAAGATTTTGAAATCATTATTGGTTTCATTTTCATTCTTACTAACTTCACTATAATAATATGTTGCCTTTGATTCTTGTTTAATTAGTTCATCAATCGATTTAAACTGAAAACCATCTTTCGTTTGGTAAAATACAAAACCAGCCGTTGCATCACCAGAAGAAACTGGAACTGCTTTTGATGCTAACCACACCAAAGTTGTAAAAGGTTTTTTGAGATTTCCAATAAAAGAATATTTGTTCTGCGATTTTTCTATATCACTATCATTATATCTCGTAGTCGATAAAACATCCTTTAAAATTTTTTTTACAGAATCATCAATTGTTCCAGTATATTTTCTCGAAACCCTGGTAGTCTCATTAGAAATTGCTTCCTTCGATACAAGATTAAGTAAGAAACTTTCCGTTTGAGACTCTGAAATAACATCACTAATACTTGATACATAAAGGTATTTTTCTGGTTTTGAAGAAAAATCCAAACCTTTCTTACCTTCTCCACGATCCAATACTTTCATACGCAATCTTTCTCCACCTCTTAATGGAAGACCATTATAAATTGACTGCAACTTATCATTTTTACCAGCAATAGAATCACCAGTGTTGACAACTCTTATTTTTGCTGTAATTGTTGGTGAGAATATGTCCTCATAATAATCGACCGAAACAGCACCTAATTTTAAATCAACAGTTCTCTGTTGATCATTAGATTCTAGTATTAGAGTTTCGTAGAGAGAAGAACCCGATGCTGACATTTAATTATATGCTAAAGATGTTAAAAGGTGTTTCTTTATAATACTATTTAACGAAGCACCCATAATGATTGGTGACGATCCTCCTTTAGATCCACCACTTGCCATTGGTGGTGCCTCTTCTTCAATAATTATAACTGTATTTTGTGGTTGCCCCACACTAGCACCCATATCTACATTACCTGCTATTGGCATTCTATCTACACTTCCACCACCTTTAAATGATACGTGGAGGTGATCATAATGTCCTGCACTTCTCCATATTACTTCAGCGACACCAAGTGCTGCTTTATTTTGTCTGAAATAAGAAGCAAGTTTATCAAGTTGTGCCTCACTATTGTGAGACAGTGGATAATCAAGTGCCTCACCATAATTGTGATAAGAGTTATAACTTCTTCTCATCACACGCTCTTTACCAGATCCAGTATATCCAGAATGAACATTGAAGTCTGGGTGTTGCCATGCTCTATATCCTTGTCCTTCTAATGCACGACCAACATTAACTGCTCTTTGATATGCAGGAGTTTGATTTGCTCCTCTTGCTTGTCTTCCATCACCAGCACCGGATTTCATACTGGCAGTTATAGAAGCATTTTGTTTCATCATTCTTTTCAGTTTTGCCGAATAGTTTGGATCGGTAGCATATCCTTGTTGCTTCAATTGATCGGCAGCAGAATATGCAGAAGTTGCATTGTTTACTCCACGATAACCCTTATAATCTTTATACCATCTTTTGACAAGAGTATCTACCGCACCCCTGGGACTATTAAAGTTCATAAATTTAGCACTAGTTCCAGTCTTCACACCACCATAATATTCTGTAGTACTTGCAGTGCTTCCAGATTCACTACCAGTAGCTTTCAGACCAAAATAGTTGTGAGTTCCTCCAGTAGCAGTTCCCCAATTTGATTCATGTGCAAATTGTGCAGCAACCAACTCTGGATATTTTGCTCCAGACTCTTCTGCCATTTTATAAAACTCTTTCCATTTCTCTTCCTTGGTTCCAGTTACTGCCGGACCAACTGGACCAATATCTTTCTCCTCCACAGTACTGATGTCTCCACTAACTGCACTCTTAGCATCATCAAATGCACTCTCTATTCCCATAAATGCATTTTCAAAATCTTTCATTGCAGAAGTAATTTCATTTGATTTTCCACTAAAATCAAATCTTAACCAACTCTGTACATTAGCAAGGGCTACTTTACCTAGAGACTGAATCCATTTACCAAGATTATCAATAAAACGTTTTAAACTATCTACAAGAAGTTTTATCCTCTTTATCAAATCTTGTACCCATGCAATAATTTGTGGGAGTTTATCCGCCAACCATCCAATCAACAATACACCAAAAAACTCCAATACTCTATCAAGAAAACTTTTACCAGGAACTTCAACATCACTTATACCAGACTTTCCTCTAGTTTTAAATGCTTTCAATAGAGATGCTTTTTCTCTTCTTCTTTGCTTCTCCATCAATTTTTTATTCAGTTGTTTGTTTCTTGCAATATTTTCTCTTTTAACCTTTGTTCTTTTGAGAATTGCTTTTCGCAGCATTCCACCACCTTTGCCCGCTCCTCTGGCAAACATAGAACCTATTCTCATCGCTCCTGCTGCTACTGCTGCTATGGCCATTTTAGTTCACCACATTATAGATTAATTGCGAATACATAGTGTAGAAATTATCTGGATTCGATGAAGAAATTAATGGAACATCAGTAGCACTTCCACTCTTCATTGATTGTTGTTGAGATTGTCCTCCACCACCACTGCCTACTTTTTTATAAATCACAGTCGTATTTCCAGAACTAGAAACTGGTCCTGGAGCTTGCATTTGTGGTGAAGATGGAGAAGCAATAGAAGGTGCTGCTGGTGGTTTTGGTGCTGGTCCTGATGGAGGAGAAAATCCTGGTGCTTTACCATTTTGCTTCAGTGTTTCCCATTCCAATTGATTTTCAAATTCATCTGGTCTGCCATCCAACCACTTTTTATAAGCAACTTGTTCGGAAGTCAACTCTTTTGTTGGTTCTGGTTGTTCGGGTTTTTTGCCAAATAATGGACCAACCAATTCTCCAAGGTTTGGCAGTTTTCCACCAAGAGTATTCAATGTTTCAACCATTCCAGTCAATCCAAGTTTACCAAGGAGTGCATCTTCTCCACCTTTAATTCCTGGAACAAAATCTCTAGCAAATAGGAAAGCATCAAGTCCCAAGGACAAAGGCCAACCACCACCACTAAAATCTAATATGGCGGATATTGTTTCTAAAGCAGCACCAATACTATCACCATTTGCCAATCTATCATATGCAAAAAGAAGGTTTGCAATTCCACCAATAACAGGCAGTGCTTTTGCTCCAAGTCTTTTACCACCACCAGCAACATTTTTAACTGTTCCAAGACCTTCTTTTTTCAAGAAAGATGCAATTTTAGAATATCCAGGAATTTTTTGTATCGTGGCAAGAACTTTGTTTCCAAGGCTTTTTGCTTTATTCAAAAATGGTGCAATAATTGGTCCCACTAATTTTGAAAATCCTGCTTTAATTGCACCCGCACCTTTCTTTGCGAGACTAGATATTCCGCTACCAATATTTCCTGCAACATTCTTTATTTTTTGGAAAAATCCAACTTTCTTTGGTTTAAGCAATTCTGCTGCTTCTGCT